AGAAACGAGGAAAAAAGCCGTCTTGGTCGGTCTGTCAGATCTGGGACATTTGCCAGCGCTGGGCGATCGCACATGACAATCGGCAAGTGATCTTGAGTGAGTTCATGTTCCTTCAATACGTTTGGCGTAAGCAGGTCGATTGGGGCTTGTTGAAAGTCGAAATCAACGAGACATTAGGAACCTGGAACGTTCAGAAAGCGTACGTCGAAAATGCTCACTTTGGCGCCGCGTTAGTCTCTGAAATTCGTTCGTGTCAATCGGAGTTGATTGGTCCAGTGTTACCAGGGATGGGTGACCATGGCGAGGGAGCCAAGCTAGAGCGAGCCATTGCTTCAGGAATGCTTTCGCGTTTCGAGCAGGGCAAGATATTCATTCCCTACCTCGATGCAGAGAATGAGTACTGGTTGAGGCCTTTATTGTCTGAGTTCCGAGGATGGACCGGAGATCCAGAGGATGAGGCCGATCAGATTGATACCACGAGTTATGCGACTTACGTAAGCAAAATCTCCACGGGAACGTGGGGTGGACCAATTCCAGCAAAGAAGGTGAGATGATGAGTAAATCACAGCGTGACGAATTGACGGATCTGAACACCGACAAGGACGATCCTTTTCTCCATCTTTCGACCGTGGCCGATGCTCTAGGCCGATCTCCTCAAACGATAGGACGCTGGGTTGTTGATGGGTGTTTGCCGTCGGTCCTTATGCCAAACGGGATGCGCAAGATTCGAAAATCCCAGCTTGTGCAATGGCTGGAGGTGACGAGGTTCGGGGAAGACGCTGGAGCTTTGGAGAAGGCGTTGGAGTTGGTCGAGAGCTAACTCTTAGGATGTAAATCTCTAGTAATCGTCTTGATTAGCCAGCGAATTTGTTATTGTTATTGACATACTGCGATGACTCTCCACAATAGGCGAGAGTTCGGTAGATAAATTAGAAATGCTGCAAGCTACCTCGCATTGTGGATCCAAACCCTTCAAACTTGCGTTCCGAAAAATTGACGCGCGTACTTTTCTGGAATGTGAAAAAACGGGACCTTTCACCGATCGTCTGCGCACTTGTAAAAAGCACAAAAGCAGACGTAATCGTTCTTAACGAGCCACCGACCACAATCGGGACAACCTTAGACCTTCTCAAGCACGAGGTTTCGAATGATTTCCATGTGCCAGTATCAGCTACCGAGAACAGATTTCACTTATTCTGTCGACATCCAGGATTGGATCTGACCGAAATTCACGCCGGATTCCGAACAAGCTTTCGAAGAATGCGACTGGGTGAGGATAGATTGATATTGGCGTTAATCCATGGGGTAGATGTTCGAAATTACGACTCCGATGCAAGACTGTCTTTCGCACATGAATTAGCAACCGAGATTAGTTTCGTGAATATACAGCATGCAACTAATCGACTCGTTTTGCTAGGTGATTTCAACATGAACCCTTATGAACGGAGCATGAACCTTGCTGCAGGATTGAATGCAATGATGACCAGGGATTGCGTGAGAGCCGGAACAAGGAAACACTTGAAAAAAGAATACGAACTTTACTACAATCCGATGTGGAGTCTTTTCGGGGACAATACAGATGGTCCTCCTGGAACTGTATATGACGTAAGCAACCAAGGCCCGTACGGTTGGAGCATGTTTGACCAGGTGCTCTTCAATCACTCGATAGTTGATTTGTTCGAAAAGGTTCAAATCTTAGATGAAGCAGGAATTTATCGGCTGACGGACGACCGCGGGCGTCCAGATAAAAAGAATGCTTCAGATCACCTTCCAATCCTCGTCTCACTTAAGGGAACCAAACATGAGTAATTACTGGCCCGATATTGATTTAACCGATACAAGTTCGCCCCTGGAAATTCTTCGTCAGGCGCAAACTGATTGGGAGAGCGGCAGTGGAGGTTTGATGACACTGGTATTGCAGCAAGCAACATCGAAAACTGGCAATGACATGATTGTTGTTCACGCTCACCATATTCCGAGCAGCCGAACAGGTGCGTTATTCTCTGTGGTGCATCGTCCAAACAACTTCTATCCTGTAACAATTGTTCCAACTGAAAACGATCTGCCTAATTTCTTAAAAAAGTCGTATTACGAGCCTGGCTACAATATGATGGCAGAATTTGCAAAGACGACCATGGGTAACGTTCCGGGAAGCACCGTTGAAAATGAGTGGGTCGCGGAGACTCCCGGCGAATTCCGAAGTCAACTCAGAAAAGCTTTTAAGCTTGGAACAGTCAAGAGCATTCTGTTAAACCTTAGTTCAACTAATGACTCGTCAAAAAATGCAAATGAGGTCAAAGTTGTCGGTAACCCAGCGCAATCTGACCCTGAGTGACAATCAAAGGTGTTAGATAATTCGACCACATGAAATCCCTGTGTTTAATCTTGCAACTCACCCAACCACTTTTCGATCACATCGATCGATTCTTTCGGTGGGTATGACGTTCCAGCGAGCCATCGCGAAACCGTTCCTCGGTTAACGCCACACAGCTCGGCAATGTAGGCTCCTGAGCGGTAGTTTGTTCCAGCCGCATAATTTCGATCAACGACTTCAAGCGCTTCGTTGGCCTTCTTGCGCAGCTTGTTCCAGCGAGGATCTGGTTCCCGACGTGGTTTACCTTTCGGCCAAGGGGCATCTTTGCCTACGCGTTCTGCTCGATTTGGATCTGTCATAGTCAACGCATGCTATCATCGTTGCAGCATTGAAGCAACATATCGAGCAAACTCTCCCACTTTTCACGGGTGAACAGATAGGCCATTCCTCCAGCGAGCTCCCAGGCATCGACCACCTTTTGGCGATCATCGATCAGGATCCCATCTTTCGATGCAAACCAGGCTTTAGAAGCGGTATTCAAGCAGAACGCCACAGGATATTCCTCAAATCCAACCGAGCTAAGGAAATCAAGCTTTTGCTTGGCAATGTTGAGGTGCATTTTCCCGCCGCCAGTCGAGGTCATGAAGCTAAACTTCAGACCTGCTTTAATCAGCCCGTTAACCAGAGCAATCCCCTCAGGAATCGGCTTTAGGTTCGCGAAAAACCGATGAGCTGCGCAGTCTGAATTCCAAAACTCCTTTTGCCCAGCTTTGGTAAGTGACTCGAAATCTTTTCCGTAAAGCTCTAGGATTCCGTTCTCGAAATCCGCCACGAGCCCGTCCATATCGATGTAAATCATTGTTTTTCCCCCAATCGGTTTCGACCACAGATCAGATTGAATCGGTCAAGTAAATCGATTCGCTTGAATTCCAGGTGCAAGTTTCCGTTCTTGAAGCACTTGAACTTGAAATACTCGGTTTCGCCAGCTCCATCGGAATTGTGAATCGCATCAACCAGCGGACCGTGAACTCCGCTGGCTATGCAACCTTGCCCATCAAGCAGGTGAAAGATGTTATCGATCGAGGTCAAGTGTCTTCGTCGATCCCAGTTGGTTTCCCATCTGTTCCAACTTCGGGAAATCATGTATCCCTTGATCACTTTCTTATCAAGTCGATATTGGCTTTTCTTGTTGGTTTTCAGCTTCTCCCACTGGGAATGCGACTTGAAAAAGTCGTATTCTTCACGAATTGCTTCTTCGAGAAACTCTTCTGCACTGGAGCAGTAACCGGCAATGACTTCGTTGATACCTTCGGCGGTGATATCGGGAAGTTTATCGACGTCGCAAAGATTGTTGCTGTAGAGCACTGAATCGAGTTCCTTTTGTCTCGCAGAAGACATTACCTTTTGAACTCCAAGCCTTGCGATGAGGATCCGCCAAGCATTCTGTTTGAACGCTCGAGCGATATCCTCGGTTCCATTCGATCGGTAGTTCGAAGTTTGAATCTTCGCTTCGAATGCATTGGAACGAAACTTGTCCTCGGGCTGAAACGCTTCGTTTAAGTGCTCCAGCGCATTTCGCAAGAGGTTTTGAGATTCCGCGATCGCTTCCATAGATCGCTCGAACGCATCGGCCATTTGACTGACCGATGAGAATGGAATCATTTCAGAGTTAACGATAGATGCTTGGATCATGCTGCCACCTTTTCATATATTGCGTGTCGATATGGCTTGTTCCATTTCCCAAAATTGATGGAAACATACCAGCCTATGTCAAAATAATCAGTCATCACATCACTGTTGTCGTGATTGCCTTCCATCATTGCGTCTCGCAACTCCTTCAGAAAGCTTGCCAATTCGCTGCTGTAGTCTCGATCGATGTAGTAATGATTCACCTGGTGGTAGTCGTCTTCGATTTCAAACGGCGACTCAGAAATAGTAACAATCAAAGTTGAATAATTGTGTACTGAAATACTGCCCTTCGCTTTGTACTTCTGAAGTACCGCTTTGATTGCTGGAGCTAGTTTGCTCTTCTTTTCTTGGTTCATGTGAGCCACGATTTTTCCTTTCGGTTGCTGTGTATTTCAAAGAAAAAGGCCTTCGGATTCATGATTCCGATCGTGCCCAGGCCAGTGGGCAGGTGCTCAGTTCGCAGTTTTAAGTCCCCCGAATCGCACCTCGCAAAGAGACCGGGGCAAGGTTCGCTTTCCAGCAACCCTCAACCCACATAATTATTATTCGTCGTTGCGCAACTAAAGCAATAGCGCAACAACGAAAACGGAGAATCTTTTTCCATTTTTTCCAAAACTTCCAAATCGCTTGCGATGAACTGTTGCGTTGGTAGCTTTTGATTCATGGGTGCGTTCAAGAAATCAATGCTGTCGCTCGGAACATACGAGAGCCCCGAAGGAACAATCGTGGTTACTCCTGATCGACTTATGCATTGGCAGCAAGCAGTAAAGAGGGTTCAGGATGCTGGGTACCAAATCCCAATGCGTTGGAACCACGCTGATCTAACTGACATAAAGAACCTACAACCGATCAAGCGATTGTCGACGCAGGAGTCATCCGAGAGAACCGCAGGTCATTTAGTTGATTTTCGTGTGTCCGAAGATGGTAGATCTGCAGAGATCATCGTTGAAACGTTAACCAAAACTGCAACAGAGGCTGTTGAATCGAATGCGGTTTTCATTTCACCGGTGCTTTTCGATGAGTGGGAGGACGGCCATGGCCAAACTTACTCCGACATTATTGGTTCCGTCGATCTGGTTGATCTTCCTGTTGATTATTCGCAAAAACCATTTCAGCCAACCGTAATGGCGATGTCAACGAGTCGCAGGGCTCCATCGATTATTCGGATGGCAACCAAACCAAACAACGTGTACCGGCTTTCCACTGAGGCAAACATGGATCCAGAATCGCAAACAATCGACGAAGAAACGAATGCCGAATCCAATCCCAGCGAGGATCCAGCGATTCCCGAATCGTCGAGCATGCTTTCATCGGTGATCTCAGGACTGGCACAGTTGAAGATTGCATTGCCAGCGGACACGAATACCGAGAACTTTCTCGATCGATTGAACACCGCTTTGATGACTGCAGCCGCTCAGACAGCGGAAGAAGAGAATCCAAACCAAGTTGTGGATCCAGGAAATCCTGAACCTGTTTCCCCTGCAGTGGCAACCATGAGTACTCGCGTCAAGCAACTTGAGGATCGGATCCTCACTGAAGAAAGAGCCAAGGTCAAGAATCGCTTGGACAACCTGCTAACGACCGGCCGCATGAGCCCCGCAGAACACGCCGAGAAATCGACGGCTCTTGGAGTTCAACGAATGAGCCTGGGAACTGACGGAACAGTTAAGCAAGGCCGAATTGGTGATTTTATTGAGTCCCGAGAGGCGATTCCAGAGGGTGCCTTTTGGGATCCAAAGGAAAAGATCAAGCGGTTGAGTACTGCGACTCCCAAGAGCACTTGGACTAAAGGTGCGCCCGATGATGTCGAAGCGATGAAGCAACAGAAAAAACAAATGCTGCGCCGTGCGTAGTGTTCCACAATCCAAGCAACCAAGCGATTTTTTGAGGTAAAAAAGCATGTTAGCAAATCACGGGTTCGCAGCTCCTGGAGTAGGCGCAGCCGCATTCTCGCAAAACAACCAATACATTTGGGGTGGTTCGCGAGCAGAAGTTATCGACATGGAGTTTTATATTAACGAAGCGGCTGTCGATGCTGGCTCGAACTTGAACAAGGTTCTGCGGCCAGGCCTCCTTATGGGCCGAGTGATCGCCAACGGTGAACTGCGAGAGTTTGATATCAATGCTGTTGATGGCTCACAGAATCTCATCGGTCCACTGAAAGAGGAAACTCCTCTCATCGATGGAATTGGGCGACTTGTGAAAGGCTTTGCTCCAGTCGTGATCAAGGCTCCATTGAAGGCACGAAACGTTCTATATCGAGGGGTCTCGATCATTGGTCATCCCGACGAAGTTGCGATTCGTCGACAACTGCGAGGTCGATTCTTGCTTGATGATGAACTGCAGTTTCCACAGTTATCGTTAACCCAGTCCATTCGAACTCGTGTTACGACAGCTCAAGTCAATTCGGGATTCGAGCTTTTGCCCGCCGTCCCTGGTCTTCGGTATCGTGTCAACGATATGTCGCTTATTGCGATCGGTGGAGCGGCCGCGACGGCAACCAGTGTTGACATTCGAGCCACTCAGGCTGCAGCCTCGGTCAATTTGCTTTCCGCAGCTGTCGCAGGATTGACGCAAAACACTCTTTTGAGAGCGGGCGCGGCAAATGCTGCCATCTTGAACAACGGTTCGTCGTTTGTGCCCAACGATGCCAATACTCCAATCACGCTAGCGAGAACGGGCTCCAATCTCGCGACGGCAACCCACATCGATGTCCTGTTGAGCTACGAACTCGTTCCGTAGTTTTCAGATTTGAATTCAAGGAATTGAAGAAAAGAAAGAGAACCAATTATGTACTTTCCACTGTTAGCTCCACAGGTCCTTACGAACGTCATCAGCCAACAAGCTGCTGTTTCTGAGTGGATTCTGAATCTATTTGGCGTCAACCACGGTGCCGATGTCTCGGATCCGTTATTTGATTCAGAAACCGATGTTGCCAAAGGCGCCAACGTCCTCAACTTTGGGCATGGACGCAATGGAGCGTTCAGCGTGTTCGACAACAGCCGAAGGGTTGCCAAGGGGCGTGCACCTGGAACGGCTGCCGCGCAATCGGGACTTCAAGACGTTGGAACGGTCCCGTTCACTTACCCTCGGATGTACGATTCGATTAGGTTACTCGCTGAAACCTTTCACAATCTCGGTCTGATCAACGATCCTGCCCAACGGGACTTAATGGGTCGACGAATGATCGAGATGCAAACCCGAGTCAAGGCACAGGAGGCTGCGAACTGGCGGAAAGCAGCATTGATCGGTTCGTTACGATCCACACTGCGAGCACGTCGGAGCGGTGAAGATGTTCACTGGTCATTCACGACTGGTAATAGTGTTTCTCAGCAGATCCCGGCTGGAAATCTCGGTCAGTTGAACATGTTGGGAGCGGGTAACATTATTACAGCCTCGTGGGCCAATGCAGCTACGCGTATTAATGATCATCTCGATGGTATCAACACCGGGTTTCAACGTCTCTGCGGTGGAGCTCTTAAAGCATCGATCATTCCTGGTAGCGTTTGGTCGGCAATCATTGGAAACGATCAGATTCGAAATTTGGCGGGTATCGCAAATCCTCCTTTCGAAACTTTGAAGGTCGACGTCAACAGCAAAGTTGCTGTGACGATGAAGAACGTCAAGATTGCAAAGATTGTTAGCCAGCCCCAATGCACGTTCTACGTAACCGACGAAAACGTCATCCTCGATGATGGCGAACAGTCAATCGTTCCGACCGGAACCGGAATGTTTTTCGGTTTTGAACCAGACGACGGAACTGTCGCAGTCTATGAGGGATCCGAACCAGTTGCTGAATACGATGGCGGTCCGGAAACGCTGCGAACTGGTTTTTCGTCCTGGTACGTGAAGAGGAGCAACCCGACGGCAACCGAGGTGTTCTTCTTGGATAACGCGATGCCTGTGATTCACGTTCCTCGCGCTGTCGCTTTTGCAAACCTGATTTTCTAGTCAGCTTTCGCACTTTAGATCCATGGCCAAAAGTCGCAGTTTCGCAACCGACATTGGCACGCAAGCCGTTGTAGTGCTCCTCAACGGCTTGCTTTTTATCCAATCAGGAAATCATTATGACCCCACTCACTTCAGCGCAAGAAATGCAGGACGCTCTGAGTCAAGCAGGGGTCGTTGCGTTTTCTGATCATAACAACGATGGATTCGAGGATACGAATCTTGTCGATTCTTGCATTGTATTTGCTACTGGTTTCATTGGCGGAAAGCTCGCGAAACTGTTCACGCTTGTCGCTCTCGCGACAGCTCCAGTCATTCGCGAGTTTGCAACCATAGTTGCTGTGCGAACGTTATGCACACGTAGGGGAAACCCTATTCCCGAATCGATCGAAATGCGATACCGCGAGATCGTCGACAAGGATGGTTTCCTCGATCAGATCGCCAAAGGTGGAATGTCATTGCTTGACGAAGACGGGGAGCTTTTAGTAGGAAAAAGTTTTGCACCAACGATGTCCAATTTGGTGGTTGATCGACGTCACCTATCCCGAAAGATCCGAGTCAAACAGGGATCAAGCTCTCAGGCTGTCACTCCACTAAATCGCAATATTGCGGGATATGCGAGGGATGGCCATGTCTACTGATATCGTGTTCAAGGGAAAGAGCGAACAGGCCAGACACGCTTTACGTGCGTTCGTGGCAATGCTAACTGGTCGGCATCCCGATAACTTCCAAATCGCTCGCAGCGTTTTTTACGTTTTAGGGTTCCAAGCCTTAACTGACATCCAATCCGACTTCATCCGAAAATCTCGAGGTGGAGTGGGAGAGGATGGCGTCAAGTGGCCTCCTTTGTCACCTGAGTATCTTGCATATGGTCGACGCTTCGGGAAAGGCGAGAAAGCTGCTCTCAAGAAAGCAGCGGGGCTTGATCGCAGTCATTCCAGGGGAGTCGGCGGAAAGGGAGGGCTCCTCAACGCGCAGCAACAGCAACGCTGGAGGAAAGTGTATTCGCAAACGTTAGCGGCCATGGCTGCTCGTTATGACATCTCACAGGCTAAGCAAATCGCGGCAGGTCACGCTTGGAATGTGATCAAATCCGAAGGAGCAAAAACAAAGCTAGAAGTCTTTGGGAATCGCCAAGTCGAAATGTTGCGAGATACCGGAATCTTGTTCAATTCGCTGAGTCCTGGAACTGTTTCGCCTGATGGATCGGATTATCAACAGCCAACTGGGGAAGGGGGTGATCAACAGATCTTTCGTGCCTTGTCTGATGGAATCGTTGTTGGTTCCAATGTGGCCTACGCAGACTATCAGAACCGCACGCGACCATTCTTGCCAAAAGAGATTCCTAGCGCATGGCAGGCACGCTGGGAATCTATGGTGGCGAGGATTATCCCAACAGCCCTTCGGATCTATTTTGATCGAAGTGGGGGAGCTGCAGCATGATTGACGGCGAAGTTGCACTTCTCGAAGCGGTCCGCGATACGATTCGAGGAAAACTCCAATTGTCCGAGGTCGAATGTGATTGCGAGTATGACGAACAAATTCCCGCGATCGCGAAGGATCGCTATGTCGCTGTGATTCCGGCTGGATGTGATCCAGGTCCAAAACATCAGCAAGCTGCGGGAGTCCACGATTCGCTTCATGCCGTTCAGGTAATGGTGCTTATACGTTCCACAGCGGTTCCCCGAGATCGAAGACGTTCGATTTTCTTGAACCAATTGACTGGAATCAATCAACTGCTCACACAGATTATCAAAGTATTGGATTGGCAACTGGACTTGTTTTCACTGACTAATCACTACATGGAACAACAGGTACCTGGTTCCGATCCATTCACTGAGTTGTTGAGGCTGACTCGCGTTGACTCCAAGCCCCGAATGGTTTCCACGGAAACTTATGATTCCAGCAAAGTGTCGCTAAACGGGACAACACCCTATACCGCTATGGCTCGATCGGCCTACTTTGGTCGATGCCGTCGGATGCAGAACGTTGTACAAACTCCACCGATCCACAGGTCCGTATGATCAAACCAGTTCCCTTTAATCCGAACGCTAGCGGAGTTGTTATCCCAGATGAACGATCCATCAAGCAAAGGCAATTTGCATTCTGCGCGAACCCAGAATGTGCGGAAAACGGTGAGGAGTTCGAATGGGAAATCGAACATACGCTTTCGCCATGTCCCAAATGCGGCGCGTGCAAACCTCCGATGGTTGGCATTAAGGCGAAGGTTCATTTGATGATCCGAGATCGAATGGGGCCATTCGAGGGAGTGGGCGGTCTCAGGTATCGAATCGCTTGCGATACCCAATCGAAACGGCATGGAATATCGACGCTCACGAATCATGAGGTCGGCACGGACGATCGATCGGTTTGTAACTGTATCGATTGCCTGATCGAAGCCAACAAAATCAACGCGCCCGCTCGTTCGGGCATTCAACTGCACACCTAATCCTCAGGGAGTTACTAATCATGTCTTTCATCGCTGGTTCCTATTTGCTTGTTTACAACGGCAAAGTATGTGGCCAAACCGAAAACGGTATCGAGTTTCGACGCGAAATCTTCAAACGTTTGATCAGTGGCGATTGGTTCGGAGATGCTCCCCAGGAAGGAATCTATCGAGGTATGGGGCTTACCTCGATGGCAACATTTCTTGAGGCCGATGCAGCTGCGATGCATGACATCATGAACCCATATCAAGGTGGGAACGCTGTAACGTCGCTTCATGGTGGCTTCGCTGGTTTAATGGATGTAAAGCACGGAATTGCGCGTTCCCTCGTTGCAACGTCACTCCTAACGGCTTCCGTAATCAATCAAAACGGAGTAACCGGCGGAGTTTCGATCACTCCTCTGACTCGAACGCTGCCGAGAACGGTAGCGGCCGATGGCCAACAGATCAGGCAGGCCTTCAACAGTAATCTGCGCGACATCCCTGTCATGTTCCGCCATTATCCTTCCCAATGGGTTCAAGGAGGATCTATGACACTTGGTGGCGAATTCGGAACGGAAACCTAAACAATGGATCAACCACCAATTCTAAAACTCGACAATGGAAAGCGGGCCTTTCAGGTGCAAACCTCGGAGGGCGTTTTCCGCTGGGAGTATGACGTCCTTACCATCAAACTGACAGCAGAAGAGCTGGAAGCAAAATTTGGACTGCGCAAGCTCGGTGAGGATAAGGTCGTTTCGCCGACACCCGCGTTCCTGCAGGCCTTCGCATTCCGTTTGCATGAATTCGGGCTAACAGACTGCACAGTCGATGCAGCCTTTGCGGTTTATGAAATCGTAAATACGCAGTTCATCCAGTTGTCTTCTGCGGTCAGTTCCCAAATCAATTCCATCTTAGCCACATAGAGGTGGATCCATGGCCGCTGAAATGGTCATCCGGTTGGTAGATGGATCCTCTGATACATCTGCGAGCCTATCGCCAGCTAACCAACTTCCAACAGCCCACAATCCGGATGTTCCCACCGTTGCAAGCTCACGCGCTGAGCGATCGTCGCAAACCCTAGCAACTGCGGAAACAGATCCGCGAAAATCGCAGCCACAGTCGACAGCTTCAACGAACGGGACTTCAGAGGTTCGCACCTCGGATGCAATCATCGTTGACTCCATGGAGGAGTTTACTCGACGATTGGAACAAGCGATCCAAGAATTAGGAAAGCGATCTCAACCGAGTGAGAAACGACCAAACGAACAAAGCACCACTCAGGCCAGATCGACAACGCAGCAAGTTCTAGACGCAATCGAACAGCGTTTATCGGGTAGAACCCAGTCAGCGTTCAAACGAATGCGCAGGGCTAAGGTTTGGCAAAATCCGACTGTAAGGAACGCGATCAATCGGGCAAAGAATGCGACCAAATCGATTGCCAGACGGGTAGGGAAAAGTCGAATCGCTCGACGATTGATGGCAAGTAGAATCGGTCGATCACTCAAGGCTCGGGGTTCTGCTTTATTCTCTCGATTGGCTACCGGGGCCCGAGGAGCAACTGCTGTCGGCGGAACGGGAGCTGTTGCGGCTAGTGGCGGAACTGCAGCTGGAGCGGCTGCGGGTACTGGAGCGGGTGGAGCAGCCGCCGCAGGAGGAACAGCGGCCGTTGCGGGAGTCGCCGCAGTTGCTATTCCAGTGGCGGCTACTGTTGCAGCTTTTGTTGCGTTAGTTGGTGCGACTTATGCCTTGCATCGAACCTTCAAATCAACAGCAGATGATCTAGAAGGGTTTTCTGGTCAGATATCCGCAGCTAGAGCGAGAGCACAGGCGAACACGACAATCAACATGGCAGAGCGAGCGCGAGCCGTGGGTCCTCAGCTTGGACGGCTTGAGAATGCCAATACTCGGTTCCAAGATAGTACTGAAAAACTCTGGACAGCCATTTTGCAAGTACTTTTGAAATTCGAGCCAGCGATTACAAAAGTAGTCGATGGCTTAACCGTAGGGGTCGACTATGGCGCTAAGATCATTGCTCAATTGGAAGTAGTAAAAGCGGCGATAACAGTACTGGATAAAAGCGATGACAAAGCGGCAGCACAAAGTCTAGCGGAAGCGACCAAGCGATTAAATGAATCCATGGCCGTTTTCCTAGGTGGCTTACCACCTACAAATAACAACTTGTTCGACGATCAGCTAAAGGCTTTCCTGCAGCAAAATTTACCTAACAACAATTGGCAAAACCCACCTCCAATGGGCGGAGGGATGTTTTAATGCCTAACGCATCGATTATCTACAACGACTATGAATTCAACGAATTAAGTTCGTACGAAGTAACTGAGCGATTCGAGTATGATGAGGCTGAAACAACGGTCGTTGGCACTTCCTTTCAGATTCGAGCAAAAACATTTATAGCGGCTGAACCAGAGTCGCCTGGAAACGTTCACACAGACAGCAGTTTCTACGCTGGTCCTGTAATGCATCCAATCAGGCAAAAACTATCTAAACCTGGGAAGCAACTGATTTTCAAGCATGATGGATTTGGGCCTAGTCCTTCATACATTGACATCAACAATCCATCTGCAGGTTCAACCCTCAAGGACATTTCCGGAGGACCAAAGCCAAGAGTTTTGCAGTGGATACCTGTTGGGAATACGGCGTCTGCGGAAATGGTTTGGGAGTGCGAAACAACCATTGCAGTTTGCGATGGAGAGACATCTCCACGGGTTACCGGCGTTAAGGCCTTTAACTATGCGATGCAATACGACATTGACGCAAGCGGATACACAACAAGACGAATCACTGGATACATCGAAATTACGATGACCAGAAAGAATCGGGAAATTCCGGATAGCGTTGATGATTATCGGGGTTATGTACGATTCCAGAAGCCGAATAACTTTTCGAGAGAGATGAGTTGGAGTGTTTCCGCCAATAAACGCAGGGCGGACTTTGTAATCGTTGATACCGAAAAGAGAACCTCGAATCCGTTTCCACCCAACGTGATCGATATTCAGGCAAAACACCGAGTTGGTTTGTCTCGCAGAAACATCGCATCATCTGCGAATACGATTTCAGCCCAAATCACGCTCAGTCCATTGGTTCCTCGCGTTAACGCTTGGCTCATTTTTCGAGCTATTGTGCAGTCCAGAATCACGTATGCATTCGTCACCGGGGCGTACACCATGTTGGAAAGTCTTGAAGTAGAAGAGGACATTTTTAGTAATCAATTCTCCTTCAACTTGAGATATACAACTATCGGTCCTGGCAATTCGAACGTCGTATCCTTGATGGGATTATCGGGCTTGTTCCAACCACTTGGTTTCACGTGGCCTAATTGGGATAACTCAGTGAAGATCCTTGGGCCATTTCAAAACCTGAATCAAGATTACGGGATCGCAGCCTTAAAGCACAATCATGAAGATGACAGAATTGTCGATCTTTGCGACGATGGCAACTCTAGAAACCACACAGGACAGTCAAACTCCCTTTACAACACGCCAACCGCCCTATCACCTTTTGTAAATCCATGTCCTACCCCTGAACGAAGTTGGGTTCATTTCGAAGCACATTTCAAGTACCACGAAGAAGCGAAAGCGAGCGCTTCCGTAACGCTTGGGCCGAATGGACTTAGCTACGCAACTTTTGATCCAGCTAAAGCGGATGCGACTTTCGAACCTTCTGACGAAGCGGGAATCGAACGATGGATTGAGAACTATGCAGGAGGAATGATCATTTACTGGATTGGAGGAGCGGAACGTGTTTGCTACGAAATTCCACCTCCAGGAAAAATAACGGTCGGTGATCTGACGCTTGTTCCTACAGGAAAGAAAAAATTCCAGACGAATCTTGTTGGCTATCTTTTCGGTCAGCCTCTCTATCGTGCTTTTTGGATCGTGCCTTACAGACTAAAGCGACGTCCAACGAAAGTTGTTGGAGCAGACGCGCAGAAAGTCACCAACGAGGATGAGGAGGAGGAAGCATGATTCTCCAGATTGGTGATAAGCAAATCGAGCTCGATCTATTGAAAGCGGAAGAAACGCGAGACAAACTGCGAACGAACATGCTGAAGGGAAATTGGCTTCTCTTCGACCCAAAAACGTTGACAGCCTTTGCCGAATCTATCGGAGCAGAAACTGTTTCCGAAGCATGGCAAATCTGGACCGTTCTCGACGCATGGATGGATCACATAAGCCAACGAAATCGCATTCGAGCCGATATTGCCTATTGGTTCGGAATCAACGCGTTTGAGTTAACAGACGTACAAATACTAAGTTTGCGGGAAAACCTACCTCGTGTCAGGGCACAAAAGACAATCGAGGATGGCAATTATGATCCGACAGACTACGAACGAGTCTATCAATTGTTCCTGCAGGCTTTTGATGATGAAAATCTCGCGAGGAAGCGACAAACGGAATCCTTTAAGCTGTATCTGCAAAAGGCATCTAAGAATCCAAAATAGCTGATATATTGTCGGTTGCGAAACTGCGACGTTTGGTGATTCACTTGAGGAAGAACCGATGTTGCAAAAAATCAAATCTTTATTCACAAGACGGCCAACTTCGGACCAACCTACAACGCCGGTCACGAAGGGCTATAAGCCTATGGTGCGCACGTGGTTTCAACAGCCACGAGATCTACCGCCATTTAGTTTCGATACGATCTATTCGATGCTCTTGGACCCGCAAGTGCGTCTCTGTCTTGCCATGCGACAGGCACCAATTCATAACGTGCAGCTCGCCTACCAAAAAGGATTCGATTCCAGCGGCAAACCAATCTGGATCAATGGAGTTAAAGCCAGAAATCCTGCTGTCGCCGCATGGGTACAAAGGCAAGTTCAAACTATCTGGACGAACTACCTACCCGAAATCTTAAAGGCACAGGTTTGGGGCTGGAGTGGCGGCGAAGTCACGGTTCGACTATCCGAACACAATCTACTTGAAATCGATCGATTGCTTCCGAGGCACGCTGCTGACGTTTTGCTCCTGAAAGACCATGGAGATCGATACGGAATTCGAGTAAAGCGGATAACGAATTGTGGCGAGGTCGATCTTCCATTTCCGTATTGCTGGTTTCACACCTTCAATCCCGATGCAGGCGAAGACTACGGAAATCCAGTACTCTTGGGAGCGTATTCGCCATGGGCTGATAAGTGGCTCGATGGAGCGGCGCTCGATACTCGTAGGCTTTACATGCATAAAGACGCCTATGGCGGGATGAAGATCGGCTATCCCGAAGAGTCTGTATACGTCGATGGGCAAGAGAAGCCGGTCTCGGCTAGGGATCTCGCGCTACAAATCGCAGAACAGCGGGCAGCCGGTGGAACCGTCACCTATCCCACAACCAGAGATGGAATGGGTAACGCCAAATGGGAAATCCAAGACGCGACGGTATCGAGTAACCCCGCCCACATCTTGCAGTTTCCTAAGGATCTCGATGATGAGATTCGAATCGGAATGGAAATTCCCGATGATGTAATCAGCTCCGATGGAGTTGGTGGCTGGGCCGGTAAACGCGTAACGCTAGCAGCGTTTTATTCAGGTTTGGATTCTTGGGTGACTCAAATCTTCAGGGATTTGAGACTCACTTTGGAGCCGCTCGTAATGCTGAACTGGGGCAAGGCTCTGGATTTTGATATTTGCTTCAAACCGCTTGAGCAAGTGGCCATGGAGCAACAATCGGGAGCGGGCGGTTTCCAGCCAGGTCAACAACAAGCACAGCAGCCAGCTGCACCTGGAAACCCAGCTCTTCAAATCCCTTCGCGATTGATGAGCACAGTACGCGTAGATGAAAAGGACATCGATCCGAATCTTTCGGCAGAAGCGATCGCAGAGATACTGCAAAGTATCTTTGGCGATGATGCGGAGAAGATGTTCGAAAAGGCCTACTCCGAACCCGTAAAGCGGATGGGTACCTGGAAAGCAATCGATCACCCGCGAGGGCCAGACGGGCGATTCATCGAAAAGAACAGCCCTCAAGCGGTTTCTGCGGCTAAGGACAAGATCCAAAACGTCCTTCAGGGAGAGCGAACCGAAACGGCTTTGCGCGAGATCTCTTCACACCTTTCGATTCTTACTACCAAGCAACTGCGAGAGCTCCAGCGCGAGAACAACATTAAAGCGGGTGGAGCGAAACCTTCCCTTGTAGCGAAGATTGCAGAACGGTTGCATGGCAAACCGGTTGAATCCAAAAAACGAGACGATTCAACACCTAAGAATCCTGACAACCAAGACGTCTACACTGTTCCAGTAGATAGCCTGAAGGTCGATCCAAAGCGATTCCAGTACAAAGTAAAAGGGGTCGACGATACGGGCGTTACTGCGGAACTGAAGGGCGTTGGTAAATGGAATCCCGAATTGGCGGGAGCACTTCTCGTTTGGCGAGATCCAGAAACCGGACAGGATTTCGTTGTTAATGGTCACCACAGGCACGAACTAGCGACGCGGTTGAACGCTGGCCAAATCAACGTTCGTTACATCCAAGCCGAATCTGCACAGGAGGCACGCGCTCGGGGGGCGTTGGCAAACATCGCCGAGGGGCGAGGATCCGCGATCGATGCTGCAAAGTATCTGCGAGACTCTGGGAAGAACATCGATCACCTGAAGGAAGCGGGTATCTCGATGACTGGCAAGGTTGCTGCGGATGCATCAATCTTGAAGGATTTGGCGGAAAAGCCGTTCCAGTTGGTCACCGAGGGGCGGCTGGACGAAGACAAAGCGATCGCGGTTGCACGTCATTTGAAGGATCCAGATCTTCAGCAAAAGCTATTCAAAAAGCTCGAGGATCGAGAATCGAACGATCAGCGCGAGTGGACGAATCGGGAAATCGAAACGGCAGCTCGTAAGATGGCTTCTGCTGGATCGGTTACCCAAACAGGTTTCGATCTTTTCGGAGCTTTCGAAGAGGAACAATCGACGTTTGATCAAGAGGTTGAGCTTGAGGCTCACGTCTCTCGATTGTTGCAACAGGAGGCCAACGACTATCGAGCGGTTGCTAACAAGCGACGCGCCGAAAGGGTAACGGATGCCGGGAACGTTTTAGCAGTTGATGAGAATGCAAAACGGGCGGACGCTGCGGAAAGTGCAGTGTCTGATTTTGACCGTCAGTCGAGAATTAAAGGATCCGTCAGTGAGGCGATTCAATCGCAAGCTGCGGCGCTCGCATCTGCAAAAACTAAGAAAGATCGGGATGCGATCAAAGAGCAAACCCTGGGAGCGGTTCGTGCTGCTCTTGGTGTCCAAAAGTCTGGCGATCGAAATCTGGAATCAGGTTTAGTCTGGCAGGGTGATAAATGGAGTCGAGATGAGCGAACCGGCGGTTTGGTTGAAAAAGCAACCATGCGCAACGCCCAACGCAATTGGCCAGAGCACCGAAATGCCTATGTCAAAAACTATGGAAGGCTCGGAGATGATGGAAAACTCGCAGGAGTCGTATTAAATACGGACGATTGGCGTTCGCAGTTCCCGCAATACAAAGGAACCAACGCACATGAGGTACATGAGGCAAGCGCGGAACTGAACAATCGGCTTTACAAAGAGGCCTTAAAGGAGACCAAGGGAAAGGGCAATGGTCGGATGTTGATCTTGGCTGGCGGAGGCGGATCTGGAAAAGGCACAGCGACGAAAAACCATTTCGATGTCAATGAATACCCGCTGGTTCTCGATCAGGCTTCAGCTAACTATCCAAAACTTGAAAAGAAACTCGATGAGGCGATCTCGGCTGGATTCACTCCTCAACACGTTTTTATCGATCGAGGCGTCTCCGGTGCAACGGGTGGTGTGATTGGTAGAGCCATGAATGCACTGAAACGAGGAGAAATGCCACGCACAGTTCCATTGTCGATCGCTATGGAAGCAAACATCGATTCAAGAAAAGCAACTTTGGAATTGTTGAAAAGAAGAAAGGATATTGACACATCGGTAATCGATAATACAAGTGATAGAGGCGAGACACGACTGATCAAAGATAGAAATGAAGCGATCAAGTATCTTGAAGCTCGCATTGAAGAAGAAGACCGCAAATTAGGCGAATTTAAGGCCACAATGGAACTCGATTTGGCCAATAAGCTTAGATCTGGAGAGATTCCGGATGATGTAGCTATTGGGCTTATGGGGCAACAGTGGTTCGATAAAACAAAGGGCACAAGCGATGGAACTTAAACTTGCTGACAACAACCGATTTCCGCTAACGACTCAAGCAGGGCTTTCCGAGGAAGATCAAGCTCTGATTGATTCAATCAATCTCGACCAATTACGAGAAATGATCGAGCTAGAAGAACCGATGAACGATCGGCAAAAAGCGAGATTGCTGGAACTTGAAGAAAAGCATTCTTTACGAGTCGAGGCAGCGAAAAAAGCTGGAATTCGATTCACAGGAGAACCTGTTCCCGAGAAAACGAAGGAACCGGAAGAAAATCCGGAAGCTAATACGGAACAACCTCAAGCACAAGAAGAGGTCTATCGCGGGGATCCACGATTCCGTTTAACGGATGAACAAGCGGCAAGAGTCGCGAAGGGGCATAGAGATATGATGGAGATGCCAAACAAACCTCCGATTGATTTGACGAAGGATGATTAATGGTTGCAATCTCGGAATCGCTTATTCAGCAGTCATTGTTTGAGGCCCAATCGCTTTACGCATTGGTTCAGAAGGACATCGCCTCAACCCTGCTAAATTCAAGTGTCATCATGCCAAACGCGATTCCGACGTTAATTCAACGGGCTGTTGATGCCTATCGTCCTGTGTTGATTTCTCATCTCACGGCATCAAAGCTGTCGAGCTGGATCCTAGGGGCGGATCAAGTAGCCAAGCAATTTCCCGAGTGGCTTCTCCGCGAATTTTCGACAGGTGTTCGATCAGATCGCAATCCTCCGAGCTGGTTTCAAGAGGAAACTCAAGAAGCTTCCGATCCCGAGCCGCGATTCTCGATCATTCTTAATGCCATGGAGCGGCTATCGGAGCGAAACATCATTTCGCGCGAACAGTGGGATCTTGCAAGCGATGTCGCCCAACAGAACGCGTTCATGATCACTGGCGAAATTACTCTCGATACGATCGAGCGCGTTCGTGACGAGTTGATTCAAGATCTTTCGACTGGTACCTCCCTCGGTGGGTTCAAGAATCGAGTTGGAGAGATTCTCGTAAGATCAGGTCTAGGCGACGCGAGAATTGAAACGATTTACCGAACCAACGTTCAGTCAGCATTTCGCGACGGTAGGGAAACTATCGCTCGCGATCCGCTCGTGATGGAGGCCTTCCCGTATCAGGCTTACCTCGCTATTCACGACGCGCGAGTTCGAAGTAATCATTTGGCACTTGAATCTCTGGGATTGAGCGGAACGAATATCTACCGTCGAGACGATCCATTTTGGGATTATTGGACCCCTCCAAACGGTTTCAATTGTCGCTGTGGTGTTCAACTCATGACCGTGGAGCAAGCAGCTGCAGCTGGTGTAAGAGAGGCAATCCTGTGGCTCGAATCAGGCAGAACACCTGAGAGACCGGAACATCGGCTCAACTACATTCCATTTGAACCGGAACCAGGTTTCGGTTTCAGTGGGCGTTACGGGGCGATGGTGGCGTAATGGCAGACATGATTTCGTACACATGGGAAGTTCTAGGGCATCGTTCATTAAATCCCGATGATTTTGAAGATGCACGAACCTTCATAGAGACCGAAAGAGGGCCCTATCCCGGAAAAGCAGTACTCTTGTTTCGCGAAGCAGATGCCAGCGAAATTATGGGCAACGCCGGTCCACTCTCAATTACAATTCGAAAGTGGATTTTCGAGGATGACGAATGGACCGAAGAAGAGTCTTATGAATTTCATGGTTATTATCCCGTTCATTCTCGGGTCCCCGACGGGATGGATCATACCGTTGTCGAGGTGACTCTCAAGGATGCACGAAAGCTCCTGGCCGATGTGATGGTCCAGCGTCGATTTAATGTGATCATCGAAGTGATTGATGAGGATGCTGAAGAATTCCTTTACGAAAAATCGACAATCAATGGCGACGAACCCTGGGAATTCGGAGAGATCCTGCAGGAACTATTTGCTTTGTCACCTTTGGCTCCATCAGTAGCTAGTGCTGATAGTTCGATTCCTACGAATATCGTCTTTCAAAACGAGAGTCTCGCGAGTGCGATCGAAAAGCTACTCGCATCGAAAGCCCTGGCGTACGTGTACGAACTCAGTACCGGGATCGCTAAGACGGTTGATTTACAGTCTGCGGGAAGTCGTGAAGCTATCGCAGCTGCCATCGGAGAGAAAAGGTTGAAATGGGATTTCCATCCAGACATTGTTCAGCCATTGGAAGCAGAAATTCTCCCCTGGAGTGCCAAGGATCCAACAACACCGATTACGCAATTGGCATGGCAATCTCATTCGACATCAGCTGGAGAGCCTAAGAAAGTTGTTATTCAACACTTCCATCCGAAGGTTGACGATTTGAATTTACTTGCTGAGGCCTGGTACAAAGTAATTGAGTCGCCACTCGACCAGATTCTACAGGGAGTAGTCGAACAAGAGCTTAATCCTGCACTAACCCATGCACGTTTCTGGTATGAAAAAGGGGAATCCTCTTCGCGATTCCAGAACAAGCTTCAAAAGGAAATCCCTTGGCCAACTCCTCCGGTTTCGATCTACATGGGAGGCAAGATTGAATTTGACATTCTGAGCGCAGCTGAAGCTGCAAGCGGTCCCTACACAGGGCGGATGGTTGCAACCGTTGAGATAACTAGAGCCTCTTCCACTGATTTGATCGGTGAAACCGTCGACGTCGTAGACCATAGTGGATGTGTATTTGATTTGGATCCAGCGGAACTCATTGGATACCACGGTTGGGCATCTTGGGGAACGGTTGCGGACGGTGAAGAGTTTGCACCGTTCCATTGGTGTGCCGATGATCGATGCTGCGAGAAAACCGGATATGGTTACGGCTATGGGTATGGAGGCTAAATCGCATGTCTACTCGCCGATGTTGCTGCGCTGATTGCAAACTGGGGGATGACACCTTTACCCGAGTTGATGCAACGCCACCTTCTGGAAGATGGTATGAAATTGACGGCGAATGGAGTCTTACAGATCAGTTCGTGACCGACAACGGAACCGAGGGGATTCTCGCAACTACCATTTGTCATCCTCCCCAATATGAGAAAGGGAGCTGGATCGCGAACTTTCGACTGATGCAGGTACGCTCTAGAGAGAAGTTTGTTGTTCGTGCGGGTAATCCCCTGTCTGATGTTTATGAGATTTGGTACGAACCTTTGGACATGGATCTGCCAAACGCAAGAATCAAGATCACAGTATTTAATGAGGTCGGAGAGAAAAGCGTTGAACATCCTTGGCCGGTTAGCCCACTTGGCGGGAGCGCAGATGCGGTCGACGCTTTTGCTTGTTATCAACCAGGCGTAATGCTTCGAGCTTCTATCGGATCCTTCGGAGGATTGGTGCCAGTTGCTGCAATCTGCATCGGAGGAATGGGAGAACCATGCTACACCGTTGAAGATGTGAAGGTCGGGAATTTCTCGTTCATTCGTGGCGCCTTCGACAATTGGCAGTACTGGGCAACCGCGATCGATGATTTGTCGTGTATTCCATGCGGCTGCTTCTGCCTAAAGGGAGAAAAATCGGCTGATAAGTTTGATCCTGAAGCGAGGTGTTTTCCAGATAAGCTCAAGGCGATCTTCCAGCTTGTTGAGTCTGATATTGTTGATCCAGATTGCCCAATGAATGACTTCGAATTGGAGCTTAATTTATTCGGAAACAATCGCGACCAATGGTTAAGTGGTAATGCAACGATCTGTTCGACCACATTCGCCATAAAAGTCAACTGTGAAGTATTTGATGAAGACGATCGAGTGTTTCGAGCTCTAACTTTGCAAATGCTTAATGGAGTCGACAATCAGACCGCTGCAATCGCTTTTCAGTGGGAGAATCCAGACATCGAAGCAGGCGAAACGACATGGATCAAATATCCAGACTACGAAGAGTCAACCTGTGAACCGGTCAGTCTAGTTTACAAGTATCTTAAGTTGTCTTGCTTCTTTGGGAACTGTGCTGTTCCAGGGCAATTTGGACAGATCCCATTTTGTTGTCCGACTATTTGTTCACCGACTTGTCCTCGAATTGTCTACAAAGTTACCTTGGTGGCAGCATGACTACTTGTGAATGTGCAATGGCGGGTTTCTGTGAGCGGCATCGCGTTGATAAGACGCTCCATTTGCGACATCTGTGCGAAACCAATCCAGAGTACTTCGAGGCCTGGGAGATGGGCCGCGGTCCAGGGCAGTTGTCCAGCGAGCAAGATAAGTCCAAACGGCAGGTCATTCGCAAGCGTCGAGTTATCCTTCGAGATAAGTATCTAAAACTCTGGAATCGACTGTTCAACGAAGTGCATACTGTGGCACAGCTGCGAGATTGGGAGCGGGGAATACCTAGTTTCGGTTGCGACTGCAATCGATTCTATCAATGCTGGATAAAGGTAAATCCTCCCGTTATAGTCGACTTCGAGTGGAAATGGCGATTGAAGACAGCCGTCAATCATAAACTTGGGAAAGACAATCTGGAGCTTGATGAAGCGCGAGCGGTATTGGGGGCACCATCCGATTTCGCGAACTCGAAACGCGATGATATCGTTGCGGTAACATCATTCTCACCCAAATTGCATTCACTGGAAAAGCAGCAAAGCAGCGTCAAATCTTGGATCCACTTTGGGTTGAAGGTTTACGCACGGAACACAGGAAATGAAATTGAGCAACTTCGACCCCACTTCCCCGATGTCATATGGATAGTGGATGAGCTGAGGTGCGAAGGTTACGCGTATCCCACCCAGCGCATTCGGAATCTAGCTCGAACAGCGATTGAGCTCGACAAGCCAGTTCTGGTGATCAACAGCGACTGTTCGCTTCGGGGCGCTGGAGAATGGCTCGAATTTGACGAGAAGCGGCAATTTGTCGGGATCCGATGGAATTACGAACCAGGGATTCCGGAGGTCGTGAGTGAATTCCGATGGGGTTTAGATGCGTTTAGCTTCACTCCTGGTCAAGCCGCATTGTTGCCAGAGAGTTTTCCATTTGCGATCGGGCATCCCATGTGGGACTATGCTGTGCCAGCATTGATGCAATCGCAAGGAGTTGAGTTGAACATTGTTCATCGGCCGTTGATTTATCACGAGAACCACGTCCAGAACTGGATCAAGCAAGATTGGTTTAGGGGGCAGCGATGGGTAAGAGAAAATCTAGGGGTGCAGATCGAGTACTCGAGTCCAGTCTTCCGCGATTCTCTCGATCCGGGATATCGGTACAGCCAGACGAGGTGGGTAGCTACGGGTTGATACCAAATTGATACCACGAAGTATCTAAAATGGCAGTTTTCTACTAGTTTTGCACAGTGTAGAATGTCGAAAGACGTGAAAAACCCCCAGTTTTTGATGAGTAACCTCAGTTCCTAAAGCTGAGGTCGCAAGTTCGAACCTTGCCGGGGGTACTAGGTGTTCTGTAAATGTTTTGCCTAGGCGAAACTCTTTGTCCTTGCTGCTCACTACTGTACCTTGTACCAGTCCGACATCAATCGATTGCTCGCAGCGAGTCTTGGCGCTAATGCCAGCTTTCCCGCAGAACCTGGACTAGACTTACAAGCCCAACTGGCTGCTATAGTGAAGGCGTCGTATTCATCCCTGCCGGTTAAACTGGCATATTGGCACCATTTCGCTTCAAGCATCGTTGAATCGCTGCTTAAACTCGAGCTCGTGCGGTATGAGTAAGAAACAAAATAAGCCCATCACAATTATGGTCTCGTCGACCGTATACGGTAGCGAAGATGTTCTCGATCGTGTTTACGACTTGCTCACATCTTTCGGCTATGAAGTGTGGATGTCTCACAAAGGAACTCTGCCAGTGTTCTCTAAACAGTCCGCATTTGAGAATTGTCTGGAAGGAGTTCGCCGGGCACTCGTTATGGCACTGGGATTAAAAAACAGGATCCAGATTCGCTATCCATCGTTCACCAAGAGTTGCGACTTGCTATTGAACTCAAGAAAGCTAGATGGCTTCTTGCGCATGAGAATATTCTGACGGCACGAACCCTCTTCTCTAAACTAGGGTATGTGGGAGTCGAAGGACGAAAGTCCCTCACTTTAAAACCCTCCGACGTGCTGGAAGATAAACGGCTTATCGACATGTATGAGGAGGCTACTTTTGACCGATTGCCGCTAGATGAAAGAAAGGGTAATTGGGTTCAAAAGTTTCATGACTATCAAGACTCAGGTCGCTACATTATCTTTCAATTCCGTCGGTATCAGGAAATAGAAGCTTATATTCGCGAGGGATTCGATGCGGTACCTCCGTTCTCGGAATTAGGAGGTTCGTCATGAAGGCAAGCGACATTTGCGAACAGTTGAGTTTGGGGGATGCTCTTCAGGTTGAGTTTAAATCCAAGCTAGTTCCCTTTGATAGTATTGGCCGCGTGATTAGCGGTCTTCTCAATACTTCCGGTGGGTTTGTGATCTGTGGCATTGGTTCCGAGAGCGAAATCTTGGGAGTCAATGTTAAAATGGAGCAATTGGCTGAGTTCGAGAGTCGTCTTCATGCGAGCATCTCTCCGAAAACAATGATCTCTGTCCAGCCACAGACCTTGCAGGGGAAACAGCTTGTTGTCATCGAAGTGCCGAAGGGGCATGATGTGCCCTACTCCTTTAAGAACGTGATTTATCTTCGAGACGGAAATCAAACCAAGCCAGCCGACGGTGCTACGATTCGGCAATTGGTTTTAAATGCAGAGATCGCTCCAGAGCGATGGGAGCGTCGCCTCTCGTTAGCCAATATTGAGACAGATGTTGCTTCTGATGCGGTCATGGCTACTGTTCGTGATGCCCAGCGAGTTCAACGAGCCTTCTTCTCCGATCCGACAGATGTGGTTCGCACTTTGGAGGATCTGTCCGCCGCCAAATACGGGCGACTTACTAATGGTGGTGATGTTCTTTTCGCTCGTAACCCTGCCGAGCGTCTGCCTCAAATTCGAATTCGAGCGATTCGCTACAACTCTGACAAAGCAGGTGACAAGTTTAGCGACATGAAGTCCTTTGAAGGGCCGCTAAGCAGTATCTTCGAGGAGGCGTATAGCTTTATTGTTCGTAACATTCCCAGTATCTCTAGGTTTCTAAGGGGGGATCCGAAACGACATGACTCGCCACTTTATCCTGAGGAAGCTGTTCGGGAAGCACTAATCAATGCGTTAGCTCATCGCGACTACAGTGCATCATCGGGTGGGGTAAGCATTCACGTGTTCCCTCGTCGATTGGAGATTTGGAACTCAGGCCCATTACCCGAGGGAGTCACCGAGGCCAATCTCCTCAAAGGGCATATCTCGGTACTTCGCAATCCAGACATCGCACATGTTCTCTATCTACAAGGTCTCATGGAAAAGGCAGGGCGGGGCAGCGTTCTAATGGTAAAGCAATGCCAGGATGCTGGGCTACCAGCGCCGGCGTGGAAATCTGATCCCAAGCTCGGCGTTACCGTTGTTTTCCAGGCCCCCGAAGTCACCCCCGAAGTCAC